GAAAAACCAGAATCTCAAGATCTGAATCATCCAAAAAATTTACAGATAGCTTGGAATGGTGTAAGAAATATTAGAAACACTGCATTAAATCTTTCTGACTATACACAGTTACTTGATTTTCCAGATAAGGTTATGCAAAAAAGATATAGTAAATACAGACGAGAGCTAAGAGACTTACCTGAAAAGTATGATAGTCCTTATGATGTAAAGTTTCCTATAGAACCATATAGAGATGAAATTAAATTAACCATTTGTGAAAGACTTCAATATGTTTGGTCGTATATCAAAAACGGAAAAAATATACGTAGCAGATAATGTAATTGACTATAGTAATCAAGAAGCTTTATTTTCTTTTTGTAAAAATAGTAAGTTTTCTTTTGGTCATTCTGCTTCTTCAGTTAGTGAACACAACCTTTCTAGGTTCATATGTAATTTAACATATGAAGAGTTAACTATGATAGGTCTTGATAAAGTACTTTCATCATTAGTTAAGAAACACTATAACAAAGATGTTAAGATAGATAGGTCTTACATCAATGTATACTTCCCCTATACTCCTACTGCAGTACACACTGATGATAGAGATAGCGATGCTATTACCTTGATAATGTATGCAAACCCGCAATGGCAATTAGATTGGGCAGGAGAGACTCAGTTTTTTTCAGACGATTTATTAGAAGTAAAGCAATCTGTATTACCACGCGGAGGTAGAGCTGTACTATTCAGTTCCACTATACCTCATACTGCAAGAGCTCCTTCTATTCTATGTAATGTGCCTAGATTTACTGTGACTGTTAAAGGATTTTTAGCATGAAGTTTTTAAAATCAAACGAACCACAATTTAAAGATTTTATAGGGATGTTTCCAACTGGATTTCCCGCAAAAACTTGTCAAAAGATTATCGAAGCTTATGAAGATTTGGATAAGATGGGTAAATCTGTACAAGGCAGAGTTGGTGGTGTTGGTAAACCAGCAGAAGTAAACAAGTCCGCTAAAAATAGCAGAGACGTTGAACTTGGCGTATATCATTATTATAAAGATCTTTTATACGAATGCAATACACACTTGCAAGAATGCTATAACTTATACATGGCTGAATACTGGCAAATTAATCAGTATCTAAGCAAGCATGATGTCACAGCTTGGCAAATACAAAAGTATGATGCTAAAGATGGAGGAGGTTATCATAACTTCCACATAGAAAATAGCGGAGTTGCAAATATGAGAAGGGTGATGGCATATATCATATACTTAAATGATATAGATGATGGTGGAGAAACAGAATTTTTACATCAAGCCATCAGAGTTAAACCTGAAACTGGAAAGGTCATTATATTCCCAGCATATTTCACTCATGTACATAGAGGCAATCCAGTATTAAGCGGACAAGATAAATACATCATGACAGGCTGGTTGGAGTATGTATAATGAGTAGAGTTGTTGTTGGTTGGGCTCCGTATTTAGAAACAGATTATCAAAAAGGTTTGGCATTTTTTGCTGAGAAACCAATCAGTTTATATGACACTCATATAAAAGCTGGAAATCATAAATACAAGTTATGTCCAGCTAATAAAGATCTGACACGTAATACATTCGTAGTAAGGTCTCCATTTAATGCGCACTTTATAGTTGATGCAGATAAACGGACAATCGAGTTTGTACAACCAAATGTACAACCATTTGACTTTTTTCATATGAGAGCTGGTGAATATTCTGATACAGACCAACCAATAATGTCTATAAACTATCATCAGATATTCGTTACTGAAAATAAAGAAGTTGAAATGACTATGACTGGTCCATGGTTTGAAGAAACACACCACGATTTTAGAGTAATACCAGGAAGATTTAAGATCAGTGATTGGTGGAGACCAGTAGATTTTGCTATACAGTTAAAACAAAGAAGACAAGAGATTATAATTAAACGTGGTGATCCATTATTCTATCTTACCTTTGTAACAAAAGATCCTACTGATGTAGTTAAGATCAAAGAAGTTAAGTTAACAGACGGCTTAAAAGATATCTTAGCTTCAGCCACAGGAGCTAAACATTATCAAGCACGCTGTCCATTAAAAACATTATATGGCGTGTTTAGTAAGTATAAAAGAAAACCAACTTTAGAATTTTTAGAATAGAGGATTAATAACATGTGGTTACTATCATTTGTACCAGATTGGATTTTTTATGGGCTTGCACTAGCAAGTTTTGTTGCCTTAGTTGCAGCAACATTCTTCAAGGTTATACCATTCATAGGTAAGTATGCAATACCCATTCAATTATTATCATTTGTCTTATTACTTTTAAGTGTATTTTTATGCGGTGGATTGGCTAATGAAGCAGCATGGCAATTAAAAGTAGCCAAGACTAATGCAGAGATTGCAGAATTAAAAGCTAAATCAGAAAAAGTCTCGACGAAAGTCGTAACTAAATATATAGATAGGATACAAGTTGTTAAAGAAAAAGGAAACGAAATTGTCAAATACGTTAATAAAGAGTCTGATGCTAAGTGTGAGTTGCCTAATTCTTTCGTCGTGCTCCACAATGCTGCCGCAGAAAACCAGCTTCCCGACCCCGCCAGAGCTTCTGATGCGGGAGCCAGCGAAGTTAAACTCTCTGGAGCCACAACAACAATCGTCCAAAACTACGGAACCTGCTGGGAAATAAGAGAACAACTTAAAGCCCTACAAGAGTGGGTCGCAGAGCAGAAAAAGCTTAACCCGTAGTACTCTCTCAGCAGTAAAATAAATTTTAGTTAGCTATGTACAAATCATAGCTAACGTGGTATAATATACTCTTCTCTTCTATTGATTGACATGGAGCTTTGAAACAATACATGCATAACAAGAATATTACAAAAAGAAATGGTCAACAAGAACCGTTCGATGTAAACAAGATCCACAAAGTTTTAGAATGGGCAACAGAAGGTATAAATGGTATTTCCATCAGTGAGATTGAATTAAAAGCAAATATTCAAATCAGCGATGGAATGGCGACATCAGATATCCACGAATTATTGATTAAGTCCGCTGCTGAACTTATTAGTGAACACACGCCGAATTATCAATCAGTAGCTGCGCGTCTTGTAAATTACAAGTTACGTAAGCAAGTGTATAATCAATATGAACCTTGGTCACTGATTAAACTCGTAAAAGAAAACGTTGATCGTGGTATGTATGATGCACAAGTTCTTACTGAGTATAGTGAATCTGAATTTGATCAGTTAGACAAGTATATTAAGCATGATCGAGATAACGATTTTACGTATGTAGGAATGGAACAATTTCGTGGTAAGTATCTGGTGCAAGATCGTATCACACGAGTTCCATATGAAACACCACAGATATTGTACATGTTAATCTCGATGAACCTATTCATGAGCTATCCTAAAGATACGCGTATGAAGTATGTTAAGGAGTATTACGATGCAATTTCTCAATTTTATATTAGCTTACCTACCCCAATCATGGCTGGAGTTCGTACGCCTACTCGTCAGTTTTCAAGCTGTGTGCTTATTGAGTCTGGTGATTCTTTGGACTCGATCAATTCGACGGCAACTTCCATTGTCAGATACATTTCTAAAAAGGCTGGCATTGGGATCGGTGCTGGTAGCATTCGTGCTATCGGCAGTCGTATTGGTGATGGTTCCGTTATTCACACGGGGCTTATCCCTTTCTTAAAGTATTTCCAATCTGCAGTCAAATCATGTTCACAAGGTGGTGTACGTGGTGGAGCTGCAACGATTTATCTTCCAGTGTGGCATCTCGAATTTGAGAATTTAATTGTACTAAAGAATAATAAAGGTACAGAAGAAACTCGAGTACGTCATATGGATTATTGTTTCCAGTTTAATAAGACGATGTATGAACGTCTATTGACTGGCGGTAACATTACATTGTTTTCCCCTGATGAAGTTCCTGATTTATATGAAGCATTTTATGCAGATCAGGACAAGTTTAAAGAGTTATATGTTCATTACGAACAAAAAGAAGGTATTCGCAAGAAGGTACTTCCAGCTATGGAAGTCTTTACACAGTTCATGACAGAACGTAAAGACACTGGAAGAATTTATTTGATGAACGTTGACCATGCTAATAGTCATGGAGCATTCTTACCAGAACATGCACCTATAAAGATGTCTAATCTGTGTTGCGAAATCGATTTACCTACTAAACCTTTAACATCACCGGAGGATACTAATGGAGAAATCAGTCTGTGCACTTTGTCGGCCATCAACTGGGGCCTCATCAACGACCCGAAAGAATTTGAAAAATACTGCGAGCTTACTGTCAGATCTCTCGACAACCTCCTCGACTATCAACAATACCCAGTCTTGGCAGCCGAAAGATCAACAAAAGATCGCCGCCCTCTTGGTGTCGGCATCATCAACCTCGCATACTTCCTCGCAAAACGAGGACTTAAATACGACGATGCAGCACTCGCAACGATAGACGAATACACAGAAGCATGGTCATATTATTTGATTAAAGCTTCTAACGATCTAGCGAAAGAGAAAGGTGCATGTCCTAAGAATCATGAGACTAAGTACTCACTTGGAAAAACTCCAAATGATACATATAAGAAAGAAGTAGATGAGTTAGTACCACATAGTGAAAGGTTAGATTGGGAAACATTGCGAAACGATCTACGCACACATGGTATCCGCAACTCAACACTGATGGCATTAATGCCAGCAGAAACCTCTGCTCAAATTAGTAACTCAACAAATGGTATCGAGCCACCACGTGCTTTAGTTTCATTCAAACAATCTAAAGACGGCGTGATGGCTCAAGTCGTTCCCGGTTTTTATAAATTAAAAAACCAATATGACTTATTGTGGGATCATAAATCTCCTGAAGGTTACTTAAAGATTTGTGCAATACTCCAGAAGTACATCGATATGGGTATTTCTGTCAATACATCATACAACCCAGAAAATTATGAAGATCATAAGGTCTCAATGGCTGACATGATTAAACACCTAGTTATGTTTTATAAGTACGGTGGTAAACAACTATATTACTTCAACACCTACGACGGTGCTGGTGAACTTCATGAAAAAGAATTCAAAGCAATAGAAGCACAGCTCGCTGAACCTGTTGAAGGCGAAGACGACTGTGATTCATGCAAAATATAAAAGAACTAGTTACAAAAAGATACGAGATCTGTTCTAAGTGTCCTAAGAAAACAGATCTATTAAAAATAGAACGTTGTAAAGCATGTGGGTGCGTAATTTTATTTAAGATTATAGCACCTTCATCTAATTGTCCTTTAGGAAAATGGTAAATGTCATCAGTATTTAAATTAAAAACGAAGAGCCACCTTGAATCTCCCATGTTTTTCGGAGAATCAGTAGATATAGCAAGATATGATACAGTTAGATACCCACAGTTTGAGAAGATTACAGATAAACAATTAGGTTTCTTTTGGAGACCAGAAGAAGTTGACTTATCAAGCGATCGTAAAGACTTTCATGACTTAAATGATTTTGAACAACACATCTTCACATCAAATTTAAAACGACAAATATTATTGGATTCCGTACAAGGCAGATCTCCCAACCTTGCATTCTTACCGATAGCATCAGTTCCAGAACTCGAAGTAATGGTTGAAACGTGGGCATTCTTTGAGACCATCCATTCACGTTCATATACTCATATCATTAGGAACATCTATGCTAACCCTTCTAAAGTGTTTGACGAGATCAAAACTATACAACCAATTCTTGACTGCGCCCATGATATCTCTGTTTATTATGATGACTTTATTAGTTACAGTCGTTATTACGAGCTTCTTGGTGCTGGAAGTCATACAGTTAATGGCGAAACCATTAACGTAGATCTTTATGAATTAAAGAAGAAGTTATTCCTTTGTTTATTGAGTGTATACATACTCGAAGGTATTCGTTTTTATGTTTCTTTTGCATGTTCATGGGCATTTGCAGAACTTAAAAAGATGGAAGGTAATGCTAAGATCATTAAGTTTATTGCACGAGACGAGAACGTACACTTAGCAGCAAGCACTACTATTATTAAACATCTTATTAAAGATGATAAAGATATCGAACGTATTCGCCAAGAAACTGAAAAAGAAATCAACGATATGTTTGTATCTGCAATAGAACAAGAAAAAGAATGGTCTAAGCATTTATTTAAAGATGGCTCGATGATTGGTTTGAATGAGAAATTATTAGCCGATTACGTCGAGTGGATTGGTTGTCGTCGTATGCGTGCATTAGGGTACCACTGCCCATACACGGTTTCACAATCAAATCCACTCCCTTGGACAGAGAAGTGGATCTCAGGAGGTAATGTGCAAGTAGCACCTCAAGAAACTGAGATTACATCATACATAACTGGTGGTGTCAAACAAGACGCTACTGCAGATTCATTGAAAGGATTATCATTATGATGAAGATTTATACAAGAACAGTGTGCCCCTACTGCGATCAAGCTAAAGCTTTGTTGGATTCAAAGGGAATTAGTTATGAAGCTGTAAATATAGAAGACGATGCAGATGCTAGGAGTTTCTTAGTAACTCAAGGTCTTAGATCAGTGCCACAAATCTATGAAGAAAGCACATTGATTGGTGGATTAGATAAACTAAAAGAGTGGGTAACCATTCAAGAAATTACATCTCAATTAAAAATATGACAGAAAAAATACACGAGTGTTTAGAATGCGGCGCTGAAGCTACCATAAAGTATGACTATGATTCAGTCGTAGAAGAACCACAATACTGTCCGTTCTGTGGGTCATCATATATACAAGAGGAGTTAGAAGATGATGTTAACCTCTTGAAAGGTGATGGGTTCGACGATGACATGGATTTACAATGGTAAGCCTTACGAACTAGGCGAGCAGACACATAAAGAAGTATACGGTTTTGTTTACCTAATTACTGATTTAAAAACTAATAAACAGTATGTAGGTAAGAAACTGTTTTGGTCGAGCAAGACCAAACAAGTAAAAGGCAAGAAAAAACGGCTGAAAGTAGAATCAGATTGGAAAACCTATTTTGGTTCCAATAAACTGCTGCTTGAAGAAGTTACAAAGAATGGTGTAGATAACTATAAGCGCGAGATCCTTCACTTATGTGCAGGAAAAGGCGAGTGTAATTATCTAGAGGCACATGAACAATTTACTCGCGGAGTATTAACCAGCGACCAATACTATAATGATTGGATAATGGTTAAAGTTCATAGGGCCCACATAAAGGGTTTACAACAGACAAAAACTGTGGTATAATTATACTATGATTATTATTGATTATTCGCAAATTTCTATCGCATCTTT